AACTTGTATAGTTGCCCAACCAATGTTAGCATTTTCAATTACTAACATAGCCTCATTATACTCAGTAGCTAAACCTACTAGTAAATGACCAAATTCTTTTGTTCCTAGTTGTCCCTTATATTCTGCTACTTGTACATTATTTGCTACATCAATTACATGACAAGTTGAAAAATCCTTTCCATCCCCTCTAGCAACGTCTGCTACTACAATATAATCTCTAGTATAATCCGGAGATTCCCATACCCATAAATTTTGATCTGCTCCTCTTTTTTCTAAAGGTTCTTTAATATATGATTTTTCATAATATTCTAGGTATTCATTATAGAATACAATATCACCTGAAGTGCTAAAATCACAATCACATTCTTGGGCTGCAAGTCTAGGATCCCCTAATAATGCATCTTGAGCATCTCTCCATGATTGGTCTCTTTCTGGGTGTACATACCAAGGTAATTTAATAGGTAAAAAGTCATTTTCACCTTGTTCTGCTTTAACCCATGTTTGATGGAACCAGTTACCAGTACCATAAGGTGTTGATAATACTATAGCACCACCACCCGTTGCTAGTGTTTGTTGGGCAGAAGCCCATGTTTCAGCAATATTATCAATAAAAGCAGCTTCATCAACTATTAGTAAAGAAACGGCTTCTGATCTTGCTGCATCCGCATTTGAAGATTTAGCTTGTATTTTTGATCCATTTGCTAACCTAAGAGATAATTTATTGTTTTCGGCTGAATCTACCTTAAGCCATGAAGGTAAATTTTCCCACATAAATTGTACTTTTGTAACTAAGTTACGAGCAGTTGCTTGAGTTGTTGCTAATGCTAATACATTTCGATCTTTATGAAATGTCATTAACCATAAAGAGTAACCTGCTGCTAGTGTAGATATACCTAGTTGTCTAGATTTTAATACGGCAGAATAGTCATTATCTCTAAATAACTTGAGTACTTTTTCTTGAAAAGGGTATAGATTAAATTGTATGCGACCACGTTGTGGGTGCTGTATATAACAGTATTTACGCATAAAATGGACTGGGTCCCTTTTACACTTAATATATTCTTGTTTTATTACTAATTTAAGATTTGACATATTATTTTACTAAAAGTACAGCTCCTATTATTCCTATTAGACCTGCCCCCATAGTTAATTTATTTTTTAACTTTTGTTTTTGTAAATCTTGTTCTAATTTTTTGGATAGTTCCTGAGATAAAGTTAATTGGTCCGTTTTAGTAGATAAAATAGAATTAAAATTTCCTATTTGAGAGTTTAAATTAATAATAATACTATCTTTTAGAACTATTTTTTGTTCTAAGATATTAATTTTATCTGATGTAAGAGCTAGTTCTCCTTTAGCTCCGTCTCCTGTTATAAGATCTTTAATTACTAGACGCGCTATTGGTTTTTGCAATTGAATCGAGGTACTGTCTGTAGCGCTCTGTGAAAAACCTTTCAAGCTCGTCGTCATTAAAGTTATCAACAGCATCAACTTTAGTACTAATTTCATATCTTAAGTTGTTTATTTTATTATCTTTAAGGTCGAGTTCTTGATCTAATTTACCTATTTGTACATTTAATGTATCAATTTTAAAAGTCAATTCGTCATTTATACTATGTAACGAATCGACTTTTTGTTCTAATGCTTTTATTTTAGCATTATATTCCTCTACATAGTCTTCTTTTTTATTAAAAAATGTAAAAACTATGATACAAGCTCCTATTATAACTAAGAGGTTAAGATTCTTTTTTAACCACATTATTTTATTTATCTATGATAGCCTCTAATTCTCTTTTAAGTTTTGTTTTCTTTTTAAGATCAGCTACAATTTTTTCTTTTTCAGCACCTTCAGCTTTTTTGTAATCACGAGCTAAAGATTTCATTTGTTTAGTTAATTGGGCAAGTTCTTCTTTTGCTTTAGCTAAACCTTTAGTTGCTTTTAAATCTGCTTTAGATGGTTCTTTATCATCTTCTTCGGTTAAACCTGCTTCTTTAGATAATTTAACTGTTTTTTCCAATTCGTCATTATATGCCCTTTGATTCTCTACTTCTTTATCAGTAACTTCATTCATAGCAATAAGATCATTAGCAGCACGGATAGCAGCATCTAAACCATCAAATACATCATCACTACCAACAATATTATAGTAGTCATCTTTTAATTGTTTTACGTCTAAGATAAAGTCTCGGATTGCGGTATCATCACCTTTACTCCACACACCTTCTGTATTAAGTGTAGATTTAATTTCTTCTTTAATAAAAGCTGTTAACTCAGATTTTTTCATTATAATAGGTTTTATTATAAATATGTTAAAAGCCTGTAATATTTAATATTTGTTGAATTCGCTCCTCTGTAGATCCAGATATTTTTTCTATTTTACCCGCTTTATGACCATGTCTTTTAATAAGTGTAGTAATAGTAAAATCAATTAAATCTCTATAATGTTCATCTGTTTCTCTTACACCATTATCTTCAATATCTATTCCATAGGGTGATATATAAAATATATAATCATAATCTCTGACAAATTCACTGGCATAAGTTTCAAATGCTTCTTTATCTTGATAATTTATTGATTTAGCATTTAAAGTAAAGGCCATAACATCAATTACAGTTCTATCTGTAATAATATTCTCCTGAATTAATTCAGCACAACGTTCTGCTAAAAATACTGTTTGACCCTTTAATGTAGAATCTGTATTGAGTGGAATACCCTGCTCCATTAAAAATTTAGAACGTTCTGTTCTAAACATATAATCTTTAAATTGCTTTGTTTCTTTTAAAGCATTAACTAATGTAGTTTTACCTACACTCATTGTACCACATAAACCTATTTTCATATTATTTTAATTTCTGGCAGCTCCTCTATCTGCTAATATAGAAGGTGTTTTATACCAAGGTAATCCTTCTCTTTGTTTAACTCTTTCACCCCAATCTTCTCTTGAGTATTCTATACCATAAAGAAAATATTTAGCTTTTTTTTCATCTCCCTCAGGATATAAAGCAGGACCTTCCCAATTATGTAGTTTATTATTCCACGTTATAGCTATAGTACCATCTTCAGGTTTTACTAATTTTCTTGTTTTTGGAAATTTAGGCATGTTCTAATTTTTTATTTGTTATTAATATACGAAATTTATTTTAATTTTCCAAAAGTGATTCAGCAACATATGTCCCTTGTGCACCACTCACCGTGATTCCTCTAGCGGAAAGTGCATCTCCAACGAAGTGAACGTTAGGATACTTGGTCAGGGCTAGATTGGAATAATCGACGAGTGGCTCAGGAGATAAATACTTTACTTCAGGCACATAAATACCCCAATCATCTTCAAGTGTTGGGAATACTTTTTTCATGTCCCCAATAAAATCATATACATACCAAAAATATGGTTGCATTGCTTTAGTTATTTCATGTAATGTGTCTACTTGTATAGCTGATACTTCTACTCCTTCTGATGTTTGAGATGGTTTTCTAGTTGGGCTATAATATAAGCCAGTACCATCTTTTTGTAGTTTATTTACTACATCTCTAGACCATTCAAATGGTTTTTCAATACCTCTAACTTCCATTAGAATACCAAAATTAGTCATATCATTTCTAAATGATTCATCTTTTTTAGCATGTCCATTATATGAATGATCACCATATGTTTCTTCTACAGCCACATAAGCTGCATTATTATTAGTACAAAAGGAACGAAGTGATACTCCTGTTTCCTCAAATTTTCTATATAATTTAAAATCATAACTTATATCAATTAATTTTTGAAAGTGTTTTTGTGGTGCTTCAAATCTAACACCTATTTGTACNGGTTTTGGTTCGGTAGGTAATTCATACTGTTCTGCTAATAGTTTACCAAAATCAATACCTGATTTGCCTACACCAAATATAAGTTTATCATATTTTACTGTTTCTTTTGGAGTATTCCAATCACAGTATAATTCTTGAGTATCAAAATCGATATCTGTAACTTTAGTTTCCCAGATAAATTCAACACCACCTTCTACTAAAAAATCATACCAATTTTTACCTATTTCATGTAAATAATCAGTACCAACATGCCACACTGGGAATAAACGTAATCCAAAATATGGTTTAATAAAATCTGGTTCTGCTATAGGATTTGAAC